AAAAAAGACCTACCAAAATTAATTGGTAGGTAATAACAAATAAGGGAGTTAATATGAAAAGTTTGTTAAGCTTAACACATATATTATATCATATTTCCTGGTTATATTTGAATACTTCAAAACAAGGAAATAAAAAAAGAAGCCTAGCAATTAAGCTAGGCTATTTTAGGGAATAAAATATAAAAAATATTCATCTATATATATTATATCATATTATTCACACTCTGTTAAGTATTTATCCTCAATCCATTGGTCGCTGTCTTTGTAATTCACTCTACTCCAACCGTCTTTTTTCTCATAAACTCGAACTCTAGTACCAGCAGCTACAAACTCTTTGTCTTCGCTGTTAAGGTCTGGTTGACTTTCAAGGTAGTAGTCTATAGAAACAGTTGCTTCATAATATGGTGTATCACTTTTTGGTAGTTCTACATCTTCATCTAGTATAGATTTTTCAACTACAGCTGCAGTGTTTGTAGTATCTCCGATTTCTATTTCACCACTTCTTAGCTTTTTAATTCTATCAATGAAGTAAGCTTTACAATTTTGAGTACCTGCACCATAGTAAGCACCACCACCGCCGTGTAATTCCATTGAACGATGCGGACAAGCTGTAGCACTAAACTCGTGATGTAATCTTACAGTATATTCATTCACTGGTAATCCATAAGATTCTAGTAATTCACCTGCTATCATAAGTGTTGCATCTTCGTTAGCGATAAACTCTTCATCAGATGCACTCATTGATTGACAAGATTCAAGTCCGATGTAATTTGCGTTACCTTCATAAGTCGCTGTATGCCACTCTTGATAATTTACTGGTTGGAATACAAGTGTATCATTTCTATCTACGTAATAAGCTGCGAATCCTGTGTCTAGCGTTCCGTTGTTAACTTTTGCTGTTAATTGTGACTCCCACGCTTTTGCACCCCAACTTGACGCATCGTTGTGAATTACTACTCCTTTTATTGAGTTTTTTGGCGGTGCGAAATAAATTCCTTGTTGAAAGTATGAGCTATAAATATCTGCCATTGTTTGTTCCTCCTAAATTTAAGTAAAATAAAAAGACTATCATTAGTCTTGTTTTGGCTCTGTATATGTCAAGGCTTGCTTACTATCGCTAAGTCCTTGTGTAGTTGCATCATTGACTATTCCTAGCAATGATAACATTAAGAATACTGTATCAACTATTCCATTAATGTTATGGTTGAATAGTTCAGTATCAAGATTATATCCTAGTAAAGCTGCTACTTGTTTAACAAGTAAAAGAATTGCAGCAATAAAAGATATAACAAAATGTTTATTCTTAAAACGTACTTTCCAATTTATCATATTTTACACCTCCTTTCTAGTTTTGTGGCCATGGCTCGTTAGTTAAATAAGAGATAGAACTTATTCGTATATCTCCAATATCTCTATCTGTTGGCACAGGGTCAGTGAACTGGAATCTTAACTGGTTATAGTCTCCAACGCCTCCTAAATACCATGTTCCATAAGGGATACCTTTATCATTATATATATTTCCAATAAGCGAAGCCTCAGTTCTATAACCTGCTGGAATTCCATTATTTTGAATTATATAACAATTTCGTTCTCTGTCAGAGCCTTGTAGGACATATCCTGCGCCACCTCTTCTAACAATTCCAAACCAACCCCATGATAATCCTCCGAATTGATAAGATACTACATTATTAACACGTCTTACTTTAACAAATGAGTTCCCTAATTTTGATACTGACGGAAGTATTTTCCAGCCAGTATCTCCAATAAGAACTTCCCAACCTGTGTTCCCTGTTCCGCTTTTCTTAATCCATTTCAAAGCACCGTTAGTTACCGCCTCGTCAACATATGTCGTTCCAACAGGTGCTGTTACTACTCCATTCGGCATTCCTCGACCGTGTATTTCCCATTGTTTCGCTTCAAGAACTTTTAATCTATTGTCTAGTTCGGTTGTGTTTCCTGTGTTGCCAGTATTTGTAGGTAAGTAATTATGGATATTTTGTGTTGTAATAAATTTCAAGTTATCACTTTCCGAAAACTCAAAGTCCGGCTCGTAAGAGTCAGGCAATGAACTTCCTACTGTGTATAGCAACGTTTCAAATTTAGCTGTTTTTCGACTACCTGTAACAACCAAGTGAGTGTCGTTATTATCGGTGTATATTCTACCGTAATTTTGAGTTAACCCATGTTCGCTAGTGTTATTTAAATATTCTTCTACTCTAAGTCCACCCGATGATTTAAACGGCATTTCAAATTTAGTATAAGTTTGCGTTTTTAATGTTTGTAGGTCGCTATTTACATTGTTTAACTCTGGCTTCGTTGCAAAATCATTAGTATCAACATTCCCACTAGACTTAATATAATCTTGGTAGTTTCTATTTGTTAGAATATCGACACGTTGATTTTCATCTTTATAGTTATAATTATCTGGGAAAATTTTAGCTAATGCATACATCATGTCTTTAAAGTTTGTAAAACCATTTTTACGATATACTTTAGTTTCCGTTGCGTTTTTATAGATATCTCCTAAATATGTTTCCTTAACTTCTTCGCTAAATCCCGTTGTGACTTCATTGAAATATTCTTCAACGCCTTTCTCGTTTGTTGAACTTCCTAAAACTCCACGGGTTGCACGTGCAAAAGTATCTAAATCAACATATTTTTCTTGACCTTCTTCATTTAAGAAAGCCTTTCTAAGTTGTTCTTTAGTAACAAGGTTGTCAACTGTTGGTTGACTGTTCCTAACTTCGTCTAACTGTTCTTTAGTGGCAAGCTTTGAAATATCTTGATGGCTTGTTAAATAACCTTTCTCATTTAATTGTGTTTCTGTAACATAACCATTAAGCGATTGATGCTCTGTAAGGTAATGCTTATCTTCTAATTGTGTGGTTGTCACAAAGTTACTAGTATCAATGTTAGCTGTTGTTGGTCTGGCTTCAAGTTTTTTTAGTTTTTGCTTAATTTCAGAGTCATCATAACTTGATGTAACTGGTCTAGTTTCTAACGCTGTTACCTTAGCAGCAACATCATCAACAGCTTCTTTTGTAGCTAACTTGCTAATATCCTGGTGTTGCGTTAAATAACCCTTCTCATTCAACTGGGTTTCTGTAACATATCCATTAAGTGATTGATGTTCGGTTAAATATCCCTTTTTCTCAACTTCTTCAACTGCTTTATTTACAATTGTTTCAGTACTTGGTATCTCTGTTTTTAAAGCGTAAGTGCCTTTAGCTTTCTCTAGCTCCTCTGCCAATACTTCTTTTGTTAGTACGTCTAACTTGTCAACAACTACACCATTTGCAAAGTATCGCTCTTTAATAGGTAAGTTGTCTTTTAAATCATACTCTGACATCTTGACATCAAAAGAAAAACTGTACACATCACTCTCTTTATTTTCGTTTTTCAGAATGATGTAACAGTTTACTCTTTCGTTATCTGTGATTAAGCTAGTATCAAACTTAAACTTAATCTTGTTATCTTCAATTTTTCCTTGAGTTTCCCAATACTTCACAGACTTAACAAACTTGAATAGTATTATTATGTCTTCGTTAGTAAGTGTGTGATTACCTATTGTAAGTTCAAACTCATTGTTGTTTTTATCATGAGAGTAAAGCTCGCAGTTGGTGCGAACTTTTACTCTTTTGTTTACTGTTGTGTTAAATTGTAATTTTATTATTTTATCCATTTAATCCCTCCTTAATTGGAAGTTTGCGACAGTTATCATACAAATCAGAAACATAGCTGTTTCCTCCTAGTTCTCTATAAGACTGATATAAAATAGTAATGTCTTCTAGTTCTTTAGAAGTAATATAACCACGATTTATTATCACGTTCATATCTTTTAATAATCTATGTCTGCTTATAGTTTTCGTTCCAACTGCTGTTTTTTGTGCAAGATCTTTTATTTCTATAAGAGTAGAGTTGATTTCTTTAAGGTTTTTTTCGTCCTTATCGTTAAACCATTTAACAATCAATGTCAATAATGGCATTGCAACTCCAGTACTTAATCCTAATATTAATCCGTCACTCATTCTAAATCCTCTTAACAGAGATTTTAGTTTTCTCTGTGTCTTTCTTCGTATTCTTTTTCTATTCTGTCGACTTCTCCTTGTACTACTACCCTTAAGTTACCAATATTTGGTACATCATTAATTGTTTTTGCTTTTGTAATAATTTGTCTTACATATAATTGAACTAAATAATCATCTTTTTTAAATCTTAGTCTACTCGGTCTCATGACTTTCAGTACTCCCTTCGTTGTGTGGTAAGTTTCCATTATGTTCTTCAGTATGTTCATCTTCTTTCTCCTCTTCTTCTAACATTGATAAGATTGTGTTAATAACACTTCCCATAGCTTCATCAAGCTGTCCTTTTGTTATATATCTGTTCTTTTCATCTTCTATATCATCTTTTACATTTGCTTCTTCCCTTGTTAGTACTATCTCTTTATATTTAGTACCTTCTGCATTTGGCTTCCATACTTCAACTGATATGTGGTCTTCTAATACTTCGTATAGCTTACCTTCGTATTTAATCTTGTCTCCAGTTGAGTATTCAACACCTATTTCATAGTTATCAAATGCGTTTATGATAGTATCTTTGTTATCGTTGATAATCTTAGCATCTAACACATTTAATAGTAATGTCATTATTAGTTTGTCATTACCTTTGTTAACTTTAGCTACTAACTTACGTAACGCTTTAACTCTATCAGTTGGCTCTTCTTTATGATTTGCCAAAACACTTATTTCTTCTTTTAAGTTTGCATATTCAGTTACTAATGCTGGTGTACTTTCTCCTGTAAACATTTGTTGTGCTAGTTGTTTTCTTACTTCTTCAAGAATCTCACTATCACTAGCTGTAGCAAATTTACCAGGTAAATCTACACCACCATTTAAATAAACAGTTCCATTTCTAAGTGTGAATGTAATGTTAACTGAACTATATCCACCGACAGTAGGTATTGCGTTTCTATTTGTAATTTCTAATGCCATACTACTCTCCTTTATTACTTAATTTTTCTACTAACTCCTTAAGCTCTTCATTGTTATTAATTAAGTCTTGAATTTTCTTGTATTCAGTACTTAAATTATCATAAGCTATCTTATAGTTAGCTAATTCAATAGTTTTTTCTGATAGCTCCTGTGCTATTAAATGAATAGGTTGTAATTTATCTTCCATGTGTTATTGCCTCCACTTTCTCTTGTAATAATTTATTTTGTGCTGTTAATTCCTGAATACCTTTAATTAAATAAGGTATCATTTCAAATGCACTATATGATTTAATATCATCTGGTAATTGTTTAAATGCAGGATTTACGTATTGCTCGACATCTTGAGCCATAATTCCACATTCAATATCTTTTACTTGTCCATCATATTCTTTAGTGAAACTGTAAGTTTTAAGTTTGCCAATTACATCAAGTGCATTTACTTTACTCTCCTGGATATTTCGTTTATATCTTCTGTCAGAGATCTCTTTGTTAAGTTCCCACCAGTCATATCCATACGAGCTATAGTATATATAAGCGAATCCGTTTCTTTGTTCTATCTTTTTGTACTGTGGACTATATATCCAGTGTCCCGAACTGTTTGGGTTAAGGTATTTGATTTCTCCTGTTACTTGCAAATCTCCAAATACTGTTGGTGTATTCCAAAATCTAGCTTTGTTGTAACAATACATTTCTCCAGTTTCTTTTACAAACCAAGCTTCTGGACCTACTTTATCCCAGCGACTACCCCAGTTAACCCAAAGTGCTGTTTGTCCCCATGTTCCTTTACCGTTTGACATACCAACATAGAATTGATTTTCTCCCGTCAACCATGAGCTACCTTTGTCTTTATCGTGTACCCCTATCTGGAAACCACCTATATATCCTTTGTAAGATCTTAGAAAATCTGCTTCTAATTGACTAGCACTTATCTTAACTGATTTAAGATTTCTAATAAAACCATCTTTAGCAAACAGATTAGTAACTAACATATCATTAACTAACAATTTGTTAATCATTGCTTGGTCTACTTTTAAATGTTCTGCTTTAATTGCCTCTGTGTTAATATTCACAGACTCTATTGTCCCCGCTTTAATATGACCACCTGTGATTGTTTCTCCGGCAATCTGTCTACCTTTAATAGATCCGTCTACAATTAATGTTGCATCTTTTTTCTTAAACAATTTCAGATTGTTTATCTGCATATTGATATTGTTAGTTTTACTAGCTTGTCTTAAGCGAAATTGATAACTTTTAATTCCTTCAAAATCTTCGAATAATCTATCTATGTCAAGCGTTATATCAACTTTACCACGGTCTCTAGCCAGTGAACCTCTTGAAATTAACGGAAAGGCGTATATTTTACCATAAAAATTAGTTGATGATATTGACATTATTAATTCAAATGTAAATGGTAATTCTCCGTCATAGTTAGCATCAAATGACAACTGAAATCTATCACTCTTCAGCAATACATCATTATCAATTACGTCTGTTATATCAATATACTCTTCATTAAATTCAAAGCTTCTTCTTTTATCAAAATAAACTAAGTTATCATATGCTGGACCAATCATCATTTTATTTGTGATTGCTCGAATACCTTCTGGTTTTGCAACTAACATACTTGATATGGTGTTTCCATCAATAGTTGTTTCAGTTCCTAATGAAATCCCTTCTGGTGTTAATGTTATGTCTGATTTTTTCAATGACTCCTCAACACTAGCACCTACTTTATTAATCCTTACATCAAGGTTTGCTACAGCTTTATTGATATCTTTTTTAACCTGTGTACTTAATCCTTCTGCTGTACTTGTCAAAAGAGTTTTTAGTTCTTTATCTCGAAACTCTGTTAACATTCCTTTATTGTTAAGCTTTACTTTGCCCCAAAACTCACTGTTAAAATCTCTCATTTGAATGTCAAGATCTCTAATTTCTTTAAGTACTCCAGTAAGAGCGTTAGGTTGTTTAATTGGTGTTTCAAATGATGTTGCATCATTTCCTTTTTCAATTTGTAAATGATTAATCTGTGTTTCTCCAACACAGCCCATGTGATAAAGCTTAATAGTTGAATCTTTTTTTAGTGGGGTAAATGTGAATTGATATTTATTGTTTCTAAAATTCGCTTGAGTTTTAACATCATTAATTTCTATATCCATTTAACCACCTACCTTTCAAAAAATTTAACAGTAACATTTGTCTTGTTTGTTAAATCTTCCCATTTCATTTTATTAATAAAAGCAGCTTGATTACTTAATGTGATGTTATATTTATAGTTCTCAAATGCAATGCTTGTAAGTCCTTCTAATTCTTCATCATTAAATGTTACACGTCTTATTGCTGTTGTATCAGTGAACCTGTTGTCATTAGCTACTAATATTAATTTATCCTGTTTAATTTCCACATAGCAGCCTTCTAGATATTTCAATAAATCTTTTTGCCATACTAACTTATTACCTACATATCGTTTTTCGACTTCCTTATTTCCAACAAATAATTTTACTCGTTCCATAAGTCCACCTACTTCACAATGTCATAAATAGTGTTGTTATCTTTTACTGCCAGTGCGTTATATTGTTGTTCAGTTCCACACCAATATTTAAGTGACTGTCCGTTCTGTTGATTTAATATTGTATTACCTTTTAAATCCTCAATATTTGGTTGCCATCTAGAAGGTACTTCTTCTCCAAAACTTATATAAGGTTCTGAAATTTTAACGTGTCCATTTTTAATAAAGTATAGGAAAAACCAGTTTGTTTCATTACCAAAATCAATATTTTCAGTAATTGTGAATGTTTCTTCATATACTATCCATTTATCTTTTGGTAAATTACTTAAATTAATTCCTTTTAATGTTTTATTGATACTATGCTTTTTAATAGCTAAATATAATCCGTCTAGATATGAATCAGAGTAAATATATATTGGCATTCTTAATACTAGTTTGTCTCCTTGTTTAAAACTAGTTTGAGTTGTATTTATTTGAACACCAGCCCACGTATTACTTGTTGCTCCGCTTTTCCTAACATCTAAACTATTATGTCCGTTATAATCATTAACTACTATTGATAAGTTCGGATTACTAGATGTTTGGATATTTGTGTTAGGGAATAGCGAGTTAACTATTAAATTATAATTACCAACTACAGCATCTTTCCCCTTATCTCCTTTTATAGACTCTTTTTCAGATTGTGATAATGCTTGAAACGTTACTACACCGTCTCTTCCTGGAGGTCCTTGAATACCTTGTATTCCCTGGTCTCCTTTAATCCCAGCTAGGTATTTTAAATCAGGAAATCTATCACGCCCATTTCCTATTTTGGCTTTTCCTGTGTCTGACTCTACACCAATTTCTCCATCTAGCAAGATTAAATTACTAGCTTGCCATTCACTAGCAGTCATTCTTTTATGTTGTACCCTAACAGGTATTTTTTCTGCCATCTATTTATTTTCCTCCTCCATCAAAAATATATGTCGGATTTTCACTCCAACTTCCTTCAATGTCATTTTCGTTTCCATCTGCATATTCAAGATAATCAATAGGTACTAATATTGTTCCAGCATTTCTTATTAATGTAGAAATGTTTAGTTCTTTAAACCATTTGCTAGCTACTTTGATATAATATTCAGAGTCGTATATTCTTAAATATTTAGCTTCTTGTTCTCCTACATTAAATTCATGTTCTCCTGTTGGAAAAGCTCCATACTTATCAATCAACATAACATTAGCAGCGTGTGGTAAAGGTCGATTTAATCTTATAGTTACATCATAAAAATCACGTTTTACACAAACTGCTTCCCAACTAATCGTATATTGTTGTCCTAGCTCAAAGCCATCTCCATTATGAGTTACTTCAATATATTCTGTACCAGGTGGAATATATCTCTCTGGAGAACCTTCTAATCTATTTTTACTGTAGATAACACTGTCATCTGTTCCTAGCATTTTTATAGTTGCTTCTGAAATAGTTTTATTTTCTTCTACTTGTTTCCTTAAATCTTCAATACTAGAACTACTCATGTTATCTATTTTATGATTAAGTTCTGTGATACTGTTGTTTATTTCTTCTCGTATTTCATTTTTAACTACTTCTGCTTTAGCTTTAGAAACTTCAATACCATCTTCTATTTGTTTCTTGAATAACTCTTCTTTTTTCTCGAAAACTTTATTGACATTTTCTACTTGTTCTTTTACCTTCTTCGCAAAATCATATGATATTGCATCTGTGTATGCATTAGCTCTGAGTTCTGCTGTTTGCGAACTGCTAGATATTTCACTACCTAACTTACCTTCTTTGCTACCTAACACAAAACTTTTCCAACGCTCTAACATAGGATCATAATGTGTTTCTACAATACGTATTCTTTCATCAACATCATATTTAAGATATTTAAGAATAACTGTATCTCCTCGACTAATCTTTTCAGATAACTGTTCATAGGATACTTTAATTGAGTTCTTTGGCTTGTCTATATTTTCTTTTGTGAAATATTCCATAGCCCACTCTTCAAGCTCTTCTGCAGTTTGTAGTTCATTGTTTGATACTGCCATTTCATTAATAAATGGATAGTCATTAATCAATGGACTTTCCACAACTAAGCTAATTGTTATTTCTTCATCAAGTGCTGCCATTTCTTCTTTTTGTTGAGCCTTGAGTTTATCTATCTCTGCTTTTCTTCTGTCTGCTTGTGCTTGACTTTCTAATTTACGTTGTGCAGCTTTTGCATCTCTATCTCTGTATTTATTAGCAACCTCATTAGCTATCTGTGAGTAAGATTTAACAGTATGTCCACTACGTTTAGTTTTCTTAGTTTGTTTAGATAACTCACGAGCATAACGGCTGTTAATCTCCTCTTGCATTTGCTCTGATTTTTTCTTTGCATTATACTCTTTAGAAGCTCGCTTTTGAGTTTCTCTTAATGCTGCTAACTCTTTCTTGTGTTGCTCTCTTAATTCCTTTTTATCTTCTTTATCTCCAACCTTAAAAGTTGATGTAACATACAATCTTGTTACTATATCATCAATGTTAGATGAGTTAACGAAAGAAGAAATATTCTTAGCTGTAGTAAGTACTTCTTGAGTATCTGTTCCCAACTTCTTCAACACATTTATTTGAGAGTCGTGTAAATCTATATCTCCCTTGAATGTATCTGCGATTTGTCCTAATAAATCAAATGCTGTTTTGCTTTGTGTGTCATTCTCATTCTTGAATGTAGCGAATGAGTTAGTCTGTGTTATGTCAGACCAATATGTGAATTCTTTTTCTCTTGATAAAAAATTAGCGTACCATTCATCTAACACTGTTTGACAACTTGAATCTAACCTAGCAAATTTACTTACTAATCGATTACTATAGTCAAAAGTCTTTTGGTACGCTGTTACTGTTATACTTTTATCATTTTCATTTACTTCTATATCTCTAATTCTAAATAGATTTGTACGATTATCTTCATTAGCTTTAACTATCATTCCTTTTTCTATCATGCTGTACATATCATTATCTACAGTAGGATATTTGAATGTTAGTTTATAAGTTGAATTTAATACCCAGTGTATATCAGAGTCGTATGCATTATTTAACACAATTCCGTTGTATGTAAAGTCTTTTTCAAAGGGATCATATAAATATAACATTATGCAAACGCCCCCCATCTACACTCAATATCTACCTTAGTAATTCCTTGTCCGATAGATATTCCATTCTCTCCTGGTTTAACTTCAAAAAACGGTCCTAACATAACACCATTTAAGAGATCTCCGTTTTTATCAAATACATTTTGATGTCCTTGTTTACATTCAATTACTACTTTCTCTTTAATCTCTTTTAATCTGATTACTTGAGTTCCTATTGTTAAGGTTGTAGCTTCTGTTGTATTGCCATACACAGTTACTTTAGGATACATCTCAACGTGTGACGTATTATTTAACACTCCGTTACTAGTATATGTCTTTAAGTCTTTATCTATGCTGTACGAAAAAGGATTACAAGTAAACGTTACGTCTATTTCGTATTCATCTACTTCTCCTAATTTAGAACGTATTGCAGAAACTGTTAATACTTCATAATATCTATATGGATTATTAAAAGCTACTAGCTTTCCACTACCTTCTAACCACGCTAAAACACCATCTGTTTCTGATAAGCTAATACCATGTATAAGTAATTTATATGGTTTCTCAACTAATTCATAAGCGTTAGATGTCCTCACTACACCGCCTGACATATCATCTGATGTGAAAATTTTATCTTTCCTTTTTGCTTTATTAATTCCATCATTTTCAGTTACGTAAATATCAAAAGGAAAGTCGGCAGTAGACTTCCCTTTAAACGTTAATTTATTAAAGTGTAACGGCATTTCTACCACCTCCAAAACTCATTGTTTGTACTTCCTTCATGCTTCTTACTAATTTTTGTTCTATTGTGTCAACTAACACATTGATATCTTCTTTATCGTTGATACTGTTTCCAGTAACATTAATTGTTACGTTGATTTCATTACCATTGTTTTTAGCACCGTGTTCAGCCAATGCACCGCTTATACCTTTTATTTTTTCGCTAGTTGATAACGGTGTAATGTTAACTCCGTTCTTAGTTACTCTGAATAACTCCGGTCCAGCTTCTCCAACTATACCAGTATAATTAGGTTGTAAGCTTTCTGTCTGACCTATATTTCCACCACGTGCGAACATCCCTATATTTCCACCTGTTGCAAAGAATCCAGGAAAACTAGGTATTCCGGAAACACTGCTCATTACTCTAACAACACTGACAACTTCACGAGGGATACTATTTAATAGTCCAATTACACCAGCGATAGTACCACTAGCTGCGTCTACTGCTGATAACACTTTAGGCGGTGTCGGTGTTGCGTTAAATGCGTTCAAACTACCTGTTGCTTGGTTAGTAAACGGCGTTGCGTTACCTTGTGCCATAATTGATTTTGTTGGCGTGTCTGTCGCATTGAATGTGTTTAAACTACTTGTCGCTTGATCTGTGAACGGCGTTGCATTACCTTGTGCCATGATTGATTTCACTGGTGTTTCTGTTGCGTTGTAACCATCTAAACTAAATTTAGCTTGATCAATAATAGCACTTGCGTTATCTGTTGCATTGATATTTTTATCTGGAACATTTAGTGACGCAAAATCTAACAGTTTGTTAAATGCTTTTGTGATGTTTGGTGTTGCTTCATCACGCAACATTATAGATTTAGGTGCTATTTCTGTATCTTTAAATTGACCTATTTTGCCGTTAACATTATCCAATGGCTGACTTGCTTGGTCTATAATTTGAACATTTTTAGGGTGTATTCCCATACCGTTTAAGAAATTCAAGTCATCTATAGTCATCTTAATAGTACGACCTTCATTTTCAGCAATTCTAACAGCCTTAACGATATCTGGCATTGCTAGTAAACGTTCATAGTCATTTTTAAAGTTAAATGCTATGTCTCCACCTTCAAACTCAATTCCGATTGACTTAATTCCACCGTCTTTAGCAGCCCATTCATCAAGAGCTTTATTAAGTTCTTGTACTTTCTTTTCAGCACTTCCTAGACCTTTGATATAAGTTTCTTTTGCCTGGTCGATAATACCCATTTGCTTATAAGCTGCTAATTGTGCTGTTGCTGCTGTATCGTCAAATGCTTCTTGTAGTATTTTCTGGGCTTCCTTACTTTCAGTAGCAGCTTCTGCAGCAGTTTTACCTACTTTTTTATAGGCTTCTCTTAACTGTTCTAACTCCGAACCTGTAAGTATTCTGTTTTCTCTAGCTGCGCTTGATAAAATATCGTTAATTGTATTTTGTGCGTTCTGAGTCTCTTTAACGATAGAGTCATAATGTTGACTTATTTGATCCTTTTGTTGGTTGTATAACTCTTCTGTAAGTAAGTTATTAGCTTTTTTCTGTTCTAAAGCTGACAACTCTGCCGCCTTACGTTGTTCTACACTTTGTACAGTTGCTGAAGTAATATCCGAAGCTGCTTTAATTTGAGCCATTGCATAGTCAGATGTAACAATTTTCCCTTTTCGATAAGTGTGTTCTAAACTCGCTAACGAGTTCCCAACTAAGTTAGCTGCTACTTGTACACTTCCGGAAATTTGGTTAACTTCTTCATCTGATAAACTTAGTGCTTCTTTTAGTTGTTTTCTGAAACGTCCGTCAAACTGAAGTTTATACCATTTACCCTCTTGGAAATTCTTGTTAATATTTTCCATAATTTCAGTGTTGGCTTGTTGAACTCGTTTAATCTCACTTTTAACAGCGTCTGAGTTACGTTTAACAGCGTCTCCCATGTGATTGATTGAGTTTCCAGATTGTTCAGCACCTTTAATCACAGCGTCGTACCATTCTTTATACTTACCGTTTGTAAGTTCAATAGCTGCCTCATGGTTTCTACTATGTTTAGTCATCTCTCTATATATCGCAGTACCTACACCGACAAATGCAGCTCCTATTAATGCAGCTCCTGCAACGTAAGGGTTAGTTAATAATGTTGCCATACTTCCCGCTTTAGCTGCTTGTGTTCCTACACCTGCGATTGAAGTTGAGAGTTTAATCATGTCTCCAACTGACTTAGCTGTCGACATTTTACCAATCCATTTAACAAAACTTCCGATAGCTTTCACACCACTACCGATACCCGTTGTCATTCTACCTAACACAGACATGAACGGTCCAAAACCTAGAGTTGCTAGTTGTACTGCTGTTGGTAATTTGCTAAACCATAACATCATATTTCCTAGTGAGTTTACTAATGGTTTTGAAGCTGTTAGAGCTTGTGCCAACTTAGGTAATAATTGTGAACCCATTTCAATAGCCATTTTCTGTATTTCATTCTTAGCCATTTTAAGCTTACTAGCACTAGTTTGATATCTAATACTAGCTTCTTTAGTTAAAGCGTTGTTTTCTTTCCAACCTTTATTTGCAATATCTAACGCTTTTCCTAATCCACTATCACCATTTAATGCACCAGCTAAACGTTTGATTGCATCTGCTTCACGAATACCAGTGATACCTAATCCAGCTAATACTTCATTGACATTTCCACCATTTTCTTTTACTTCATCTAATCCTTTTAATAACATTTGTAATGCTTCTACAGGTCTAGTTCTAAATGCGTTGGCAAATTCACTAGCACTTACTCCAGCAGCACTTGCGAATTTTTGTAATCCATCTCCACCAGAAGCTACTGCATTTTGCATTTTGTTCATAACTTGAGTCATTGCACTACCACCGGCTTCTGCTTCAATACCAACAGTACTTAATGCAGCTGCCAGACCTAATACATCTGCTTCTGCCATATTAGTTTGTTTACCCATTCCGGATAATCTTTGTGCCATTTCTACAATAGATCTCTCATTTGTAGCAAAGTTATTACCTAACTCAACTATTGATGACCCAAGATTTCTAATGTTGCCTTGACTTGTTCCCATAACTGCCATGAATTGAGCTAAACTTGTTGCTCCTTCTTCTGCGGATAAGTTAGTAGTTGCTCCTAAGTCTGCTATTGTTTTTGTGAAATCTAGAATGTTTTCGGTTTTAATACCTAACTGTCCAGCTACTTCACCAATCTTAGCTAACTCATTAGCACTTACTGGGATTTGTGTTGATAAATCTAAGAAACCTTGTCTAATTCTATTTAATTGTTCCGGACTTCCATTAACAGTTTTGACTACACCGGCAAAACTACTCTCAAAATCTATCGCTGCTTTACCAGCTAAATACATTCCTGTAGATAAACCAGCTGTCATTTTTGATAGCCCGTCACCAAATCCACTCATCTTTTGTCCAAATGCTTGAACTCTTCCACCTACATCATTGAAACGTTGAGCTACATCCGCTAACTTTCCACCATTATTTCTAAATGCTGTGTGTGTTTGTTGCATTGCATCTCTTAGTTTGAAATAACCAGTCTCTGCATTTGCTATTTTTGTTGGTAAGCTTTGTAGTTCTCTTTGTTGACTACTAAACGTACCATTTAATGATTTAATTTGTGTTTCTAGAGCCTTCACTTCTTTTTCTGTATTTTTATACGCTTTAGAAGTGTTTGCTACTGTATCTTTATATTTCAACGCTGCTTCACTTGTCTTACCATACGTTTTTTGTAGGTGTTTCAAGTGTTCTTTTTGACTTTCTAGCAGCGTTCCTGTAGTTTTTAATGTTGATTGTTTTTGTTTTAATGAGCCAGTAAGCTTATCAATCTCTTTTGGTAATTGGCTTGTTGATTGCTTAAGTGCATCATATTTTGATTTTAATAAATTTACATTACTAGCAGATTGTTTCATCTGTGAAGATAAACCATTCATTTTAGCTTTGTAAACATCATAAGCTTTTCCACCACTACCAAGAGATGCTATATTTCTTCTAGCTTCTGCTTGTAATTGTCTTAAGGCGTTTTCACCTTGCTTAAGAGCAGAGGTAAAACTGCCCACTCCTTCGGCTGTCAGTATGACACCGACTTTATCCATATATCCTGACAAATTTTTACCTCCTAAAACATTTTACTAAAGTTCATTTCTTTTACTTCTTCATCTTCTTTTGGTTGTTGTTCACCTTGACTATAGTTATCTTCAATATATTTGTTTATCATATACACAATGTATTCTAAACTATAGTCAAACATGAACTCCTTTTTAGACATTCCAAACCATGTTCTACAGCGATAAAACAAGTCATCCCAATCTATTTCTTGCTTTTTTTGTTTTTCTTGTTTTTCTTCTGTTTCGGTTGATGGTCTGAGATATTCACTAGGTCTTCTACCTTTTTGTTTAAAATATTCTTTCCCATTTCACTATCATCTGTGATTCCTAACATTTCTAGTAATGTTGCTGTTTGGTCTCCGTACATAGCTTCTTGGTATTTCAAGATGAATAATTCTAGTTCAGTATCATTTACGTTCTCTAGTACTTCTTCTATTGTTGTTTTATAGCCGTTTGCCTTAAGAATTGACACTAAAAATTTAGCTGTTGCTACATTTTTTTCTTTTAAGTAGACTTCATTCCACTCTCCCTGCTTGATTCCGAAATCAGCTTCTAGATATAACCATACTGCTAAATTTGATTTTAATTCAATTTCTCTTCCTAAAATATCTGTTTTAAATGTTTTTACTGTCTTTGTAAATATACTCATCAATTATCCTCCAAAAAAATAAAGAGCTAACAAATTGCTAGCTCTTAAAAATTATCCTGCTACAACTGCTGTCTCATCAGTTGTTCCTGATTTAAGACATTGTTTAAGTGTTTCTGCATCGTAGAAACCTTGTAATAATAATTTCTCACGATCATATTTATCAGTTTCACGTAAATCGATTTTACTGAATACTGATTTATTCTTGCTACCAATAACTGGGTAAGCTTTGATTGTAACTTGTGAGATGTTTTCTTTTTTCTCATCTGTTTCAGTTTCTGCGTTAAAGTCTGGGCTTTCGATTTGACATACTGGGAAGTTGTAAATAATTTCTTTTCCGTCTTCATCAGTAACAGGGAAAGACCAACGGAACTGTTTGTAACGTGGAGAGTCTCCTTGTACGTAAACACCGTTCGCTAATTTAGTCATACCTGACATCTCTTCTAAGAAACCATCAGGGAAAAATCCGATATCTACTGTCATTTCAACACTTGCAAATTTCACAATATCTCTTGCTTTGATGTTTGAAAGATATACTGTTTTCTCTTTAATTTGTCCTTTGAACGCTACTTTATCAATAGCGAATACTTCATATGTTTTTTCGTCATATGTTAAACCTTGTGAACTTGTAGCTTCTGTTTTTACTTTTTGTAAATACCCAGCTCCTACACCAGTTAATAACGCTTTGCTCACTGCTTCTTTTGTTACTGTCATTTATTATTCCTCCTAAGTATCTAATAGTGCTTCTTTTACTTTTCTAGCGAAAGGATCTTTATGTTTCATTGCTGCAGGTCTCACATGTGGATTTGGCGGTTTATATACACGACCTTTTCTATACCTACGTTCACGTTTACCGGTCCTATTTCGACTGGTATGTTTAGAAAATCCGGCGTGCCAACCAATTTCATGGAAATACAAATGTAAATTAGGTCTTCCAGCCCAACCAATAGAACTTTCAAAGTTGCTGTGTTTGGTTACTATCCCGTCTACCCCTGCACCTGTTTTCTTTAATCCTTTTCCGATTGCTATACTTTTTGCATCTTCTTTAATTTCTTCTGCTTCTTTTACTATAACTGCGTTAACTTTACTTGTATTACTTGCGATTTTATTAAACTTCGCTATTGCGTTATCAAATCCAAATACTTCCATTATGAGTAAATCTCCATGTAATACATGAATTGAGTTTCTTTAGTATCTTCATCTACATCTATTATTTCGTGCCATGCTCCAGTGTTTAGAGTGGTGTCTTCTATTGCAGTTTGAAGTTTAATTAATATCTCTGAATTGTCTAAATCATGTGGTTTTACATCAAATAAATTAAGTTGGTAAGTGTGATGTTTTTTAAACTTTTTATTAGAAGAGCGTTTCTCCATTGTTCCAACATGAAAATAAACTAGCTTGGGAAAATCTTCACCGTCACTAAATCCATAAGATAATGGTATGTCTAACTCTAACCCAGTTATAGTATTAAAAATCAGTTCTTTTGTTGTCAT